ATTTTGTTAAAACGACCGGCAAACACCACGGCATATTCTGCTGGTAAATTGTTTAATTCTGGGTTTGCCGTTAATTCAGCAATAACCGATACATCAAAAACAGTTACCCCGTCGGATATGAACGGTATTGTAGTTGGAATGACGGTTACCGGAACTGGAATTGCAGCGAATTCCACTGTAGCAAAAGTTGGGACAACAACAATTACGCTGAACAATGCGGCAACTGCTACAAATGCAACAGCAGCATTGACATTTGCGCCGGTTGGATTGCCGAAACTAGATTTATCGGCGTTTGCGCAACCATGGCAAATATTTGAAATTAATGAAGCAGTTATAAAGTCCAATAACGGCGGCGTGACTACAATGATGAATCCGCAATTGCTGTTGTATAACGATCCATTGCCGCAGGCAACGATTGTCGATGCCACGGCATTTGCGCCGACATTTGCAGCGTGCTTGGCAAAAGCCGAAGCGTGTATAGATTCGTTTGATGTTGTGGTAAAAAAAGGCGCAACGGCAATAGAGTGCAGGGCTGAAGAAAAATGTCGCAGAGGTAAACTGAGCAGCGCCGCGTGTACTTATGTTGCGCTCCTCGACAATTCAGCATACGTTCCTGCGTCTGGAGAACTGATTGCCATTATGATAAAAGGGATATTGCATTAACATGCCGCTGCCGATTATCGGAAATAACTTTGCAGCTAACAATTTAATTTACGGCCTCCCCCGTCGCGGCCTTATATCGTTAATTGTGCCGGGGTGGGATGTGAGATATGGACAACATAGCGGGTTGGTGAATCTGATGGGGGTGGATGGGAATTTTGAGGTAGACTCAAATGCTGATGGGGTGGCAGATGGGTGGACATTAAATTATTCCAGTTTAGTAGGCATTACTAAAACACTAACTACAAATAGTAAATATGCTTCTAAAGCACAGCGAATAGTGGTAGATGGCAGTAATGGTGTATCCCCTAATTATTTAAGAGTTGAAAAGTCTATTACTTTTGAAAATGGGAAATATTATGTGGTTATTGTTGATTTTTACAGTTCCTCTGTTGGAAGATGCAAACTTGGTGTTGGTTCTCAATCTTCTTCTTATAATTTGTCAACAAATAAGTATGAAAGTATCTATTTGAAATTTGTTGGCGATGGAACTTCCCAGATCCTGAGAGTATTTCTAACTAATTCAAATACTGATAGTGCTTCTTTCACAAGTGATGCTGACGGCGCACGCCTCTACGAAATCGACCAAGCAACCTACAACCTCATCGACGTAGACCCCGAATACACAGGCGAACGCCTTGCCGCCAAATTACCCTACGTTGATTCAAATACGGCAACGCAATCCATCGCCGACTTCTCCAACCACTCCAACCCATTCCAACTCGGCTCCACATCCACAGCAGATACAAACGACCCACTATATAACGCGCAGGGGCTGACGTTTGCAACAAACCAGTATATGCTGTCGGGAGTCATTGCGGGGCTTGATATGCGTTCGTTTTCAATGCAGATCGTCGGGAAATTCAACGGCGCATCAGGTGCAATCACAAGCCTGTCCGATTCCGCATCAACGACAAAATATCAAGCCATCAAACAAGTGTCAAGCGGCAACGTGGCAATTATCTCGAGGAATGCAGGTTCTGAAACTCAATCCGCATCACTTACTGTTAGCGCGACCGATACCGTGGCGTTAATGCTTACGGCAAAAGATGGAACACTGACACTTGAAAATCAATCGACAGGCGCAACGGTTACGCTTGCAGATACCGCCCCCGTAACGACATGCAGAATTGGCATAGGGTGCGTGGCGGCTTCAACGGTAGCGCAAATTATATCCGCCATGACGCTAAACGAGGGTGTTGGTTACACCAGGTTGTTGAGCACATCGGAGCGCAGACAAGCATATAGCGCCAGCAAGCGCATTGTTTCTGCGTTGGGGGTGACAGTAGCATGATGGCGATAGTAACAGTTAAGCAAGCAAAAGACTGGTTTGGCATGGCATTACCCAGTGGGCTAAAATGGGGAACTACAGACATTATTTTATCTGACGGAAGGGCTGCAATGCCATATGAGTATTGTGACGAAGATAAGGCTTTTTTGGTTAGCATGGGCGCGGAGGTGCAAGATGCAAAAACTGATTGATTTTTGGTACACAACGATGGAAGGTCCTTGGGCGCACTACGTCAGTCATTTCTCAACTTGCTTCATGGGCGCGACGATCATCGGGCAGATCGACCCGCGCATCGGTCTTGCTGCCGGACTCGCTGCGGCTGTTGGCAAGGAACTGCTGGACAAATACACCGGGCGGGGAACTCCGCAGATATCGGCGGCGCTAGTGTCAGCGGCGGGAGCGGTGCTGGCGTGGTGGGTCATGCAATGACAGACGATAAACTGCGCGAATGCTTTCGGGACTGTTGCCAATGCGAACGCCAACATTATAGAGAATTACAAGTTAAAGACAAAAAAATATCTGAATTGCAGGCGAAGCCAAACAATCTTTATTACCGGTTATTGAAAGCGTTGAAATGTTTGCGGGAGGTACGTCATGTTAGTTAGCGGGATCATTGATTTTGTGGCAAAGCGTCTGGACTTAGACGTTGATGATTATTATACCGAAGTAATGATTTTAAATACTAACGCAGCGATCGCAAGAATTAATAATGGATTAATCAAGGCCAACGATCCTGAAGTAATTAAGCAAATGACGATCACTGGAACAACGGCAAAACCTGACGATTTTTTTGGATTTATCCCGCAAAAATCGTCATACCCAGTTATTATAGATGGTTCAAATATTAAACTGTCTTATGGCGCACCTGCGTCGGTAACATTCAAATATTCGACGTTTAAATCACTTTTAACAACAGTTAATGATACCATTCCGCTACCGGACTATTGCCTCGGGGAAATCGTTGATTACGTGTGCATTCATATTAATAACGACTTTGAAGCTAACGTAACGCAAGATGTAGGCCTTGCTACCAGCGACGAAACATTATTGTTTAATGCAAAAGGCGGCGCATAATGCCAGTTCAAGCGACAAAAAACGAATCACAATTTACGATATCCTTGCAAAACGTCATGGGTGGATTGTGTTTAATTGCCAATCCAGAGAGTATTCCCGACGGTACATTGGCTCAATTTGACAACTGGGAATATGGTGTAAATTTAAATCAACCGCAAGTGTGCCCTGGCGTGGTAAGCCAGTATGATAATGCCGCGAGTATTGATTCATTATTTTACGATTCAATTCATTCGATTTGGTATTTTTCACACGGAACAACGTTATACAGTACAAACTTAACGACTAAAACCACACTCGGTACCCTTACGGGATCTTATGCGCCGGTATATGCGCTATATGATGATTTTGTATGTGTGGCCTCGGGAGGTCAAATCCAAAAAATTGTGGGCGGTACCACCTTATCGATTATTGCGGGAAGCCCGAATTCTCATTATGTCGCACATAATAGCGGCAGGTTAGAATCATATAATATTTTATCTGATATAAAAAACTATTCGTCAATTGGAGATTGTACCTCATCTGTAGCATGGACAAATAATCCAGCTGACATTTCAAGTGCTCAATTTATTGAAGTCGGATATAAAGATGCATCTAATATTGCATGTTCAATTAAACTTGCAACCGACAGTATTGTAATTAAAACTAGTGGATCAGTTTATCGAATCATTGACGAAAATGATTTTTCAAATATTTCTGTTGTGTCGGCAGCACAACGGACAGCAGCTTTTAATCATCGATCAGGGTTAAGTTTTCTCAATAAAGCATATTTTATCGGCCCGGAAGGATTCAATTCATTTAGTACGGTTACAGATTATGGCGACGTTAAGGTTGACGATCCTGCACCAGGTGCCATGATTAACGGTTGGTATGTGCAAAATGTAGATAATACGGCAAAGGTTTGGCATGTTACCCCGAGAAAGCAAATATGGTGCAAGAGTAAAAATCAAAATGAAATATTGATTTATCATTATGGGATTAACGCATGGAGCAAAAGACAATTTACCTATCCAATATGGGATGTTATTTGCGTAAATAGCGAGGTTTATATCGCATATGGGAATAAAATTGGAAAATTAAGTGAATTAGTTGATACGGATGACGGGGTTTATTTTAAATCAATATTGGTAACAAAACGATACTTGCCAAAACACAAAAAATATCTTATGAAATATGTTAATCTGGTTACGTTTAACTTCTTTCCGGGTAACTTTATTCTTAATGTGGGCGGTAAATTGTTCCCGATTACATTTACCTCTACCGGTGATATTGCTGAACACGATACTGATATTGCAAATACTGATTCTGATTTAGTGGTTCCTAATGATTATACGGAAAAGAAAAAACGCACAAGAAAACGGACTAAGGCAATACAAGTTATGTTAACAGTCAACGCGGGAAGAATAGCCCTGCGGAACTTATCTATTGATGTCGTTGAAATCGGGAGGTAAATAAATGAGTTATGCGCAGGGATATCCCAATACGTTCAGCGAAACCCAACAAACACAAGAGGTATTGCATAATCTTGATAATGAGGTAAAAAAAATATATACAAATTTAAATGAGGTTTCCAATACCTTAGTCAGTGCCGCCAATGTATTTTATCCGGTTGGCTGTGTTTATACGTCAGTTCTCCCGACATCGCCTGCCGATTTGTTTGGTGTAGGGATATGGACTTCGATAGGCGCGGGGAAAGTATTGATTGGCGTTGATACTGGCGATACTGATTTTAATACGGTTGAAAAAACTGGTGGGTCTAAAGCTGGCGTTATTCAACATACGCATGCGGGACCTTATCATGCTCACAATACGGCAGGCGTCGGATTAGACGCATCGCAAAATGGACCCCATACTCATGCTATTACATTAGACCAACGGCAGGGTAACGACGTCGGGGATACTGGCTTTGGGTGGTGCGGTGACCATGTAAATAACGGATCAAGAACATTAACTTCCGGTTCTAGTGGTACGGGTGCGGCTCACTATCACGGCGATACCGGTTTTTCCGGTTCTGGAAATACTGGGGCTATGAGCGTAAGCCCTTCAGTTGTTCAGCCTTATTTTACCGTATATATGTGGAAACGCGTATCATGACATTAGCACAGGGATATCCAAATTCATTTGGCCCAAATCAGCAAACACAAGAAGTCCTGCATAATTTAGACAATGAAACAAAAAAGATTTATACAGATGTTAACGGATTGATGGCATCAAATGGCCATGCTCATACCGGTAATGGTTCGGATGGTAAAATAATCGGTATAACCGGAGGTGGTACGGGAGCAGTTACCGCGGCTGCGGCTCTTGCTGCATTATTATCGCCAACAGCTAATAAACACATGATAGGGAATGCTGCAGGCACGGAATGGGAAGCAGCAAGACCCTATAAAACAGGTACGTTTTCACGGTTGGCTACGGCAGCATCTTCTAATCAGGCCATAACTGGCGTTGGATTTAAGCCTTCTGCGATTGAGTTTTGGGCTTGTATTGACAGTAGAGCCATTATTTGTTGGGGAATGTTTACAGAAAATT